CTGCTGATTGCCGGCATGTGCGGCAATGGCGGCACGTCTGATTTCCTGGCATTGCCAGCAGCGCGAGCGGCCAGGTCGATACCTGACAGGCGCAGCGCGGCCAGCGCATAGACGGCACAGTCCAGTGCCTCATTTCGCGGCCGGGTCTGAACCCACTCCGCATAGGGGCGGGTGCCGCGCATCTTTGTGACAAGTTTTTCAGCAGTCAATTGAGCAAAATACTCATCATCGAATGCCGGCGAATTCGGAAAATGAATGTAGCCATGGCCTGGCTTGATGATCTTCAGGCGGGAAAACAGCAACGCCTTGGCCTGATCGACGCCGATCAGATGCACGGCAATTCCTTTTTTGCGTTGCAGGCGCAGACGCTGGCGCCGGGCTTTTTCGTCTTCGACAATTGGAACGCCACGTCCCGGCCGACCCTTGACGGCCATTGCCCAACGGCGCTTTTCGACAAACGAATAAACCATGCTGGTATTGTAGCCGGAGTCAATGGCTACGGCTTCCGGCGCCCATTCTTCAATCTCGGCAGCGAACCGGCGCCAGGTATCCGGGTGGGCAGTGTCGCCTGGCACGATGATATGGTCCATCGCCCACCCTTCTTCGCCTGCGTCCCAGTCAAAGATCGTGCATTCGATACGGTCTTTCTGCACGTCAGCCCCTGCCGTCCGCGCTAGGCTATCATGCTTCTCTTCGTACTCTTCCAGCCGGGAAAGCAAGCCGACCGGCTCGATATGGTCGCCCTGCTCCTCCCAACATTCGCCCAGGTGGGTATTGATGAAGGTGCGCAGTGTGCCCGGAGATTTGACGGCGTGCTGCCATTCTTCGGCCAGAGCCTTCCAGGACGGGCCAAGACCAATGGGTGCCAGCAGGGCGGTCAGGTGATAGCCGCGTATCGGGCGCTCGGGGTGGGTGGCGATCCAGCGGCCGGCGGCTAGCATCGCCGGCTTGTGGTGTTCGTGGATCTCACCTGAGCAATGCGCGCAGACATACCATGCCGCGGTGACGGCGCCATCGGCGGCCGTCCATTTGACACCATGCTTCGCTTCCGGCCCGCCCCATTCGAGCGGCTGGTATTCTCCGCAGTGCGGGCACGGCACATGGTAGCGGCGCTGGTCTGATTTCAGCCACTCGCGCTCAATAAGACTTTCGTGCCGTACCGTGGGCGTCGAGATGAACATCCGCCGGGCGCGGGCGAATGCCTTGGTCCGGCCCTTGGCCAGCGTTACCACGTCGCCTTCCTCGCCGACTTCGGGCGGGAAGCGGTCGAGGTCGTCCATGATGAGGTAACGCACAGAGCGTTGCGCGTAGGAGTTCGGCGAGTTGCCGCCGGCCAAAAACAACACGCCACCAGGGAAGTCGATCATGTCCTGGCGGTTGGCCGCGTCGCGCGAGCGCTGGCCGCCGAGCAACGCGCGAATTGACGGCGTTTCCGTAAGCAGCGGGTTCAGCTTCTGCGCCTTCCATGCGTCGCGGCTTTCCAGCGTCGGCATGAGCACCATTACCGGCGCGGGGGCATGGTCGATGACGTAGCCGAGAAAATTTACCGTTGCCTCAGTGACGCCGACCTGTGACGACTTCATAACTACGATGTCCTGCACCCGCGAATTCGCGGACAGGCAATCCATGATTTCGCGCAGGAATGGCGTGCGCGAGGTCCGCCAGCGCCCGCGCTCGCCGGCCTGCTTGCCGGATAGTTCCCGATGTTCGTCTGCCCACGCCGAAACCGTCAAGGCGCGGCGCGGAGCGGCTGCTTGCCAGAATGTATCAAGGCAGTTGGATAGTTTGACGGTCATTTTTTGGCGTTGACCGCGACGGTGTAATTCCAGTCGAGCACGTCGTAGTGGCACGACAGCAGCACGGCCTGGCCGCCGCCGATCTTCCAGTCTGCGGCGTCGAGCGCCAGGTGTTCAATCTGCATCATGCGGGTTCCTTGGAAATTTTTGATTGTTGCCTGGCGATAGTGGCGTTAACGTTCTGCAATGTGTTGCGGCACGCTTCAGCCAGCACCTCGTGAATCTCTGCCATGTCAGTGATAGGCGCTACCAGCGGTGCGGTCTGGTCTGGCAGAACGTCAAGAGCGGACCTCACTGCGGCGCCTATGAACCGCATGGCGGCATCGACATCTTCGCGCGGGACAAGGGCGCCCATCTTGGTTTCGTAATCAATCTTGGCGGTGAGGGCTGCATACTTTTCCTTGATGGCACGGCTTGCGGCAATGCTGTTGCCGATCTGCTCGCCGGAAAACGCGGGGGCTTCCCGTTGCTGAATCTCGGTTGCATTCCTGGCCTTGGCATTGGAGCGCCCGGCTGCATGGCGGCTGGAAACGTCCGGCCGATCTCCGCCAGTGTTCTCGACCATCTGGTCGGTTTCCTTGACCAGCACCTTGCCGTTGGCGTCAAGCACCAGCCGGCCATGCTTACCGAGATATGTGATATAGCTCGGCGAGCAGCCGCGATGCTCGGCGTACTGCTTTCTGGAAAGTGATGCGGAATTTTGCAATGGCGTTTCACAATGTGAAATGGTCAAAACCTAGCGGAGGAACGCGCCGTTTCGTACCCGTATGACACATGACTAGGGAGTACCTTTTCATTTGGCTGTCGCCATTCGGATTGCGCGCTCGATTTCTTCTATCAGGTCGATGTCTATCTTCGTCATGACGCTGCGGCTGATCTTCTGGCTGTTGAACATTTGAGAGAATCCGATTACCTGCTTTGGTTCAATCGGCAGCCGTGACTTGCCTATGCGCTGGAACACCGTGCGCCCTTTGTTGCCAAGGAACGCGCCAGGTATCTGTTTTATCCCTGACCCGCGCTTGATCCTGAATCCAAGCTGACGCCCTATTGCCTTCAAATCTGCACGCTTTACGCCAACCGCGCGGCGCGTCTTGAAGGCCACACCAGCAGCCTGAATGACGGCAAGGAAACGAATCATGTTGGCCGATCGACCGCGCTTTGACTTTGACCCGAAGATGTCAATTCGGGCCGTTAGCGTGTTTCGGTTTGCCGTTAGCACCGCCATTGCGCTTCGTACCTCGTCGGCCGTTACGGCGTACTCGGTGCGAATCTGGCGGTTAATCTCCGCCTGCGCTTTGCTTGCCGTCTTGTTTATGGCCGCGCTCAAAACTTTCCCGCGCAGCCCATCTTGAACGGTGTTGAGCCTGTCTTGAACTGCTTTTATTCCGCGAATGTCAACGGTGATGGACATGGGTCATTCTTTCCATCCGATCGTAATCATCCAGGCAATCTTTATCGCAGAAGCGTGCGCCATCCTGCGCCCCGAGCAGCATGGCAGCGCTGCCGGCGAATGGCTCGACATAGTTGTCGACCGTGCCGAATGCTTTCCACACGGTTTCGCAGGCGCCGGACTTTCCGCCGAAATACGGGAATGGTGCGGCGATGGTGCCGGCTTGGGAAATCATGGGTGTATCCGATAATCGCCGACAACGCCGACAAATCGCCGACAGGGTTGTCCCCGGTTATAACCCGCATGGATAAAGGCTTTGAGTATTAATGGGGACACTTCTCTCTCTCTCTCTCTCTCTCTCTCTGTAGACGGACCTACAGGGAGATATATAGATGCTGTCGCGTTGTCGGCGTTAATGCTGGAAGGCCCGTAAACAGGGCGTTATAATCGGGGACACATCTGTCGGCGATTTGTCCCCGTTAATAGCAATCCATGCCGTGCGCGGCTTGCCCCTGCCAGACGGTCCAGACATATTTATGCGCGAAATGTCCCCGATAAAGGCCAGGCTGTTCAGCACATTCATTTGCCCGCGCTGATCGAGGCAGGATAGCTTCCTGGACGACTTATTTAGTTCGCGCTCGGTCATGCCGGATGGTCCCGCGTTGCGAATCAATGCCAGCACTTGTTTCTTTACCGCCTCGAATTCCGAATCGGCGACGCTGGTTTTCAGCCGTTCGACCGTGCGCAATGAGTAGTGTCTCACGTAATCAATTGACCAGGTGGCATGCTCGGCGGTAATGGCCTGCCAGTTGCAGGCCACAGCGACGATCAGTGACAGCTTCATGGCCGTTTCGTTACAGCGACCGAACATCTCGGCCATGCCGTGTTCGTCGTGCGCATCCATCAGGGCCAAGCATTCGCGCTCGAAAGCATCGAATGCTGCCTGCGCGTCGTCGCGTATCCCCACCATGCGCGGCACGGCGGCCAGCGTGGCGTTGATGTCCGGGTCGGCGAGGCCGTCGTGCCGGTGTGTCGTCTTGGCCCATTCAATGATCGTGTCAGGTATGGGCGACGTGCGGGCAGCCTGCCCCGCTTGACGGCCAATGTCTGACTCGACAATGATGATTCGGTTGAGGAATCCGTCGCGTGCTGCAGCCGAGCCGATCGTATCAAAGAAGGTTTCCGGAGTCGTCATGCCGAGCAGCGTGAGGGCCGGGTTGATGACCTGGCGCTTTTCCATCTTCGCCGCGTCCTGCGAGGACATGCCGAAAGTGCTGTAACCCTGCGGGCGCATGGTGCCGTCGCAGCGCGCCCAGACTTCCATCAAGGCGGTCAGGGCGGAATTTGCGCGGGCGGAATTCTTAATGCTGGCCGCTTCGAGCACCTTGCCGAACTCGTCAATCACGGTCAGGTGGCTGGGCTTGGTCATCAGGGCGGAAAGCACGCCCGAATTGCTGGTGTAGCTTGACGGGCCGATCAGGTGGCCCAGACCGCAGGCGTCGAGCAGTTTCTCGACCGCCCACTTGCCGTGTTCCTTGCCGGATGCCGACTTGCCGATGTTGAGCAGGTAGAGGGATGGCCAGTTGCGCTGGCTGGTGCAGTAGCGCCGGCCCATCACCGTGGCGCAGAAGGCGATGGCCGCCTGCACGGAAAACTGCGGCTGCGGCTTGCGGCTGGTCGCCTCGATCCACTGCACGATCTGGCCGAGCATGCCGGGCGGGTTGAGCAGGTGCGCGGGCGCTGTGGTGATGGTCGGCTGCAATGGCAGAATGACAGACTCGAACGGAACGGCCGGCGGCGGCGCCCCGGCGGAAAGCGGGTTGATCCACCCCGCCTCCTGCGCCGCGAAGAAGATTGACTCGTAATTGACGCGGCCGGGCCTGAATGAGCGCCAGACGCGGATCTGGTCAACCGGGTCAAACTTTTCGGAGCGCTTCGACCACTCGGCCCACAGATCAAAACCGACCTGGCCGAGCGGGCGCAGCGCCATGCCGAAGGAGACCCATCGGTCGCGGTCATCGGATGACAGCACGGCGAGCGCGTCGCGCAATTCGCCGACCTGCGCCTCGGTGACATGGCGGCTGGCGACAGTCGTCTCGACGGCCTGATCCTGGTGATTTTGTGACAGCCCGCGCAGCCAGTCGGGAAGCGGGGAAGGGATATTGCCGTCGGTCGGGTCGCTTGACCCCTCCCAGTCATAGGTGCCGGCGATGCCCTTCGTCGGAGCCAACACGATGTAGCCATTACGCTTGACATCTATACCTTTTCCGAGCTTGCCGGGAAGCGATATATTGAGGTCAGCCGCCAGTTTGAACAGACGATGTTCGCCGCCGGCCTGCGTGAACTGCATCACGTCGCTAGCCAGCGGGCCGTGGCGCACTTCGATTTCGTCAATCGACTCGAATCCGCCGTTGCGCGGGTCGATGTCGATGGCTACCAGGCCGGACGGGCGCATCACGCAGCCGATGCCGGCATCTGGCATCTGTGCCCACCAACGGCGAATCTTCGCCGGGTCTGTTGTCGCATCATCCTGACCGCGCGGCACGATATGCTCGACCGGGTGTTTTCCTGGTGATTTGCACATCCGGCGGCACTTACATTTTTCATCGGCCCCGCCCCAAACAGGGAAGACATGCCAGCCGATAGCGGCATAGCGCAGCGCATGCTCCAGCATAGAGCCGGGCGCAGGCGCAGCGTTGTCTATTGGGACAATGTTCATCCGAACTTTTTAAGCCATACGACCGGCACGGCGCCCTGCCGCTGCACCAGCCAGCACGCTGAATCGGCGATCTTTGATGCCAGCATCCACGGCAGCCGGCGCTTGTTTGCCTGATCAATTGCCTGGCGCTTGTGAGACGGCGAGATACCGGCGCAGTTCTTGACCTCGACGCACCAGGTACGGCCGTTTGGGTCGGTTGCGATCAGGTCGGCTGCGGCGATGCCGGCGGTGATACTGTCGCACGTCCAGTCGCGGTCGAGCAGCATGGCCTTGAATTCGCTCTGACCGCGAGCGCCCTTTGATCTTGAAGCGCGGCCCGTCACTTGACAGCCCGTTTCTCGGCGCACCCGGCACAGCGAAATCCGATCTTGTGACCTCGTGATTTACGCCCCATAAGCGGCTGACTTGTCTTGCACTCCGGGCAGAGGAACCGCATCCCGCCGCCCAGCGGGCTTTTCGCCATATCAGAGGTCGCCTGACGGTAGTTGTGCAGGACGGTTCCGGAGAAATCTGTCATCGCAGCGAATCTCCGCTTCAGCCAAAAAATACCCGCCCAAGCCGGGAAGCCTGGGCGGGTTGCGAAGTCCAGCGGCTGCGAGAAAGGGGAG